CCTTTTAAGGAGATTCTGGATCATCCCCACCAATTGGTGGGTGGACGTCTTGGAAATTGGATTCGAGACTTCCTGGACAAACCAAAGGAGCCCCTCAGTGATGAGGACACGCTTAGATGGTTGTCACAACGCATCAGTTTCTTAACCTCCGTGTTGCAGGTAAAGAAAGGGATGCCCCGGCCAGGCGCAACGCTGGTGGGGGATAAGGAGCGTGAGGCTTTTGAAAAGCTCACAACTCCTGGAGAGGTCAAAGAGTCGGTATCATACCGAACTCCTCGATTGGGAAATGGTTACGGGACTATTAGTCAAGAAAACCTCATTTTCCAAATCAAGCGAACCGTCAGAGAAATCTTCCAACGATTCAAATTTGACGAAGAAGCACGATTCAAGGCCGCTTTCCCTTCTACGAGTGCCAATTACTGGCGGTCCCGTGGTGAAGGAGGTGCGGTTGCAGCATTGCTGCAAGGAAAAGTGTTTACAAAGTTCCTTGAGCCACTCAGACGTAAAGGCGGATATCTCCGCGTGAACCGTCAGGGACAAGGCGCTAATTTGGCTGGTGACGATAGCTCAGAGAAAATCTCTAAAGCACCAACACAGGAGATCGAGCCGAGTAGCCGAGAAAGACTTAAGCAAGTCTGGGGCAAACTCTGGAACGAACTCCGAATGGCAGCATACATGATGGAGGAACCAATTGCCGAACCGGTCGGTCTGGCAGAACCTTTAAAGGTAAGGGTGATTACGAAGGGGCCCGTTTTGGCCAATATCGTACTTCGACCCTATTGGAGTTTTCTACATAGTATCATGCGCAACCATCGCTTGTTCAAGCTGATTGGTCAACCTGTGACTGAGGAGTACTTGTTGGATCAACTTGGACGCCAGCCCTTTCCTCAAGGGCGTCGCTTCATATCAGGAGATTATGAGGATGCAACAAACAATATGCAAAAGTTTGCTGCAACAGCGGTTATTGAGGCACTTGGCGAAATTCACAAGTTAGATCACACAGAAAGAGTGATTCTAAGGAATAACGCCACCGATCATTGGATCCTATTTAACTATAGAGTCAAGGATAAGTTCGGTAAGCCAATTCCTAAAGTCCATCGAGATTATTACATTCGACGGAATGAGGA